GCAATACATAATAAAAAAGGCAGCAGATAAGGATAACTCCCTACCTACTGCCTTTATTAGTACTGTAATATTATTAATTATAGCCAATTAATTGAATTCCTTAAAATAAAATGGTAAAATTAAACAAAGTAATTAATAAAGATATCTTTCATATAATAGTAAAAATCACATAAATATTTATAGTGAAAAAAGATTTTTATTACGTGGCACAATAGAGGTGATTATTATGAATAAAATTTATAAACTCATTATTTATATTCTATTAGGATTGGCAATAAGTATAACGCTTTATTCTATATACTTAGTAAATATAGAATTTATATTAAGAGGTTTTGTTCATATAATATTCTTAACTTCGTTGCTATTACTAGACAAATTAGATGGTAAAAATAGAAAAATAGTAGAAATAATTTTTTGGATTTCTTCTATGATAATAATTATTTCTGATTTTTATAAAATATTTTTGTGAAATAAAAAAGCCAGTAAGCAAGGATTTCTCCCCACCTACTGGCTTTTATTTATAAGTATAGTACAGAACTATTATATATTATACTAATTTTAAATCTTTTGTATACACCCAACTTGTTATTTCTTTAATAAGAGCTCTATCTCCTTTTATCTGTTGTACAGTATATACATTATTTCTAACCCATGAAGGTATACTTTGTCCTGTCGCATATTTAGATCCAACTATCTTTACTCTTGAACCCACCTTTAAAGTTTGAGTAGGCTTATTTACTGGAGTACTTGCACCATTTTTAGATGTATATTCTAAGCTAATCCAACCTGCTCCACTCTTAAGTTTACCCCAGCCATTAGATTCTCCCACTATTGTATATACTTCATTTTTCTTTACTTGAGTAGTAACTTTATTGGCTGTTCCTGGACCACTTCTTACGTTTAAAACATCTGTAGTAATCTTTACAGTATAGCTATTAAATGAATTAGAAGGTACACTTGGTTTATCTATAGGCTTTTCTTGCACAACTTGTCCTGTGATTCCTTCTACTATTGCATTAGCGATTAACTCTGATCCTAAATCGTTCCACTTTTTAAAATCTGCTTCTGTATCTACAAAAGCCATTTCTATTAACATAGCTGGTGCTACTGTATGCCTTAATACATAAAATTCTCCATACTTATGCCCACGATTTTTAAAACCTGTTCTATTGCAGTAAGTATCTATTAACTTCTTAGCTTCTTTTTTTGCTCCACTAGTATTTGTAGTATATATCTCTGCTCCAGTTCCTCCTCCTGCATTAAGGTGTAATGATAAGAATAAATCTAATTTTTGAGCATTAGCCTTTCTTACTATAGCTGCTAATTGTTCATCTACATTGCTTGCACTATTACAACTACAATCTATTACTATATGGCCTAAAGCTCTTAACTTTTGTATAACCTTATCTCCAACTGGTCTATTTTCTTTAGATTCGTTTAATAATCCTACAGCTCCACATGGACTTTTATCCCATGTGCTATGTCCTTTATCTATACCTATTATCATTTAAAATCACTCCTTTTAAATATAAATTAAAAGAGTAGCCTATTTGACTACTCTTGCTTAGATAATTGTTTAGCAGTTTGGTTAAGACCTACAGCTACTCCCCAGCATAATATACCTTGTAAAAATGCTGTAGCAGATAATCCACTTAAGACCATGCTAAAAGCTATAGTAAAGACCATAAGTATAATTGTTATATACTTGTCCTTAACACTTTCAAGCTTTTTAAGAAATACACCCAATACATAAGTAGCAGCAATAAGAATTAATAATTGTTCTGGAATAAAGTTTAATAAGTTTTTCATTTTTACATCTCTCCTCTTAAATCAATTATTTTATCAACTTTCTTATTTAAAGCTGACATTTTTTCATCCATACTTTGAGATAAAATTCTATTACTCTCTGAAAGTTCTTCATTGGTTTTTGTAACTCTATCTAAAGTAAGCTCTATTCTTGGCCATATTTTTTTATAAAGAAACCAAATAAGCACTATAGATAAAGCTACTGGAAATACAAATGTATTAAATAATCCTGTTATGTCATTCATTTTGCACCTCTTTTCTTATATTTTTTTGTATAAAAAAAGAGACTAGAATTTTTCTAATCTCTCTTAACTTAAATTATTTGTATTTTACTACTTTTTACATTTAATGATATAATCACCTATGAAAGGGGGTGATTATATATGACAGATTTAGAATATTACAATCAGCAACTTATTGAACAAACATCTTTGTTAATAGATGCTTGCCATCTATATGATAGAGGTAAATTTCATCAGTCAAAAACTATGTCCTCAATAATACGAACATTAGTTAAAGATCCTGATAATCCTAGTCCTAACAATCAAACAATAAGTTTACTAAAATCATTATCAGTTAAAGAATCCATGAAATTTTTTAACACTGGATATGAAGCTATTGATCCCTTGATTAATATTAATCTAATTGGATTCGTAACAGTTCCCACATTACCACCATCAGTAAATAGCAGTGAATCAATTTATTTACCATTATTAAACGATAGTGAGCTTATTGATTACAAGTGGCTAACATTTGACCAATGGTGGAAAAGTAAAGTTATAGTTTATAAATCTAAAAATCTCGATATTACTTTTACAAGAAAAAAAATAGTTCTTACTATGGCTGAACAAGATGGTGGCTCACATATTGATAGTTTTAAAAATATTAATAAGAATTATAGAAACTTAATTACTGGTGCTACTCATTTATTTAGTACATCAAATTTAGATGGTAGCGAAACTGGTATTAAATATATACAATATGCTCTTGTGCGACAAATATCACATGAGTTAATTGTAAGCATTCAAAAAAAATTCAATCTTAATCTGGAGTATAATCCATCAAATAAATTTAATTTACGTGGTGTTTCAAAAACAGAAATAAGACAAGGTATCCTATTTGCTGCAAATGAAGGTGTAAAATCAACAAGAACAACCACACCTTTAAAAGGTGGAAATTTTCAATCTATTACCCCACCACCTAATGCAGCATATGTTAAATTGTTTTTTTAATATTTATGAGGATGGTATTTACTATCCTCATTTTATTCTCCGTAGTGACTTACATCAACTATTAATTCTTTATTAAAAGGAATTTCGTCAACTTCTAATTCTAGTTCTTTATCTTCATCTCTAATTATCCAATTCTTTCTTGCTAATTTTAATGCTGCATCCCTTGTTTCAGCTATAATAACCATAGAAATATCTTCATCATAAGATATACATTGGGATTTAACTTTAAATAATTTCATTATTTTTCACCTTACTCTTAATATATTATAATTATATCCTTAACTTGTATTAACATCTACAATACTATTTAAATAAACAAAAAAGACTAGCCTTAACTACTCTTCAATTCTTGTTGTTTACTTCGTCCTTTTAGTCTATTATTCCTTATTTAATTAATTCTCTTAAACTAATTAATAATAAATTGACTAAAGCTTCAACTCCACACTTACACATATCTTTATTATATGGTACTGAATTTACATCTAGCTCCCATCTCCAACATATCTCAAATGTTCCTGAAAACCTAGCCCCTTTTTTAAAAGCATAATTTTGAACACTTCCAGTTAATACAGTGCTAGAATATCCAACAAAATAATCTTCTTTTGGAATAAAACTTAATTCTTTTCTCCACTTCCTAGTCATTCTACTATAAAGGTTCTGTCCTACATGTTTTACAATGGTTTCATTAGCAGTAGGTATCCATAAAAAAGTATTATTATTAGTATTATCGTTATGGAAATTATGGAAGTCGTACATTATATCTATATCTTTATTTTGTTCAAAAATTCTAGCAATGTACTGACTTTCTAATTCGCTAAAAGGTTCTGAACCTCCATATTGACTATCACCAACAGTTCCTAAACTCCAATCAAAAGGGAAATTTCTATTTAAGTCAACTTTATTTGCATTTTGCCTTGTAAACAATTTCCATCCACTCGGATTGCAAATCGGTATAATTATAAACTTAACATTAAATCTTAAAGCTTCTAATAATGGATACTCCTCCCACTTTTCACACATTTGCTTCACAAAAAGATAAGTTGATAAAGTTGATGCCTTTTCATTTCCATGCACCCCATTTGTTAAAAATATCTTTGGTATTTTGGGTTCTGCATCACTTAGCGGAAGTTGTGGAGTAAAATGATATGCAGATATACTATTCCCCCAAGCATCATTTCCTAACACTTGCTTAGTTATATAAGTAGGATATTTAGCTAAAAGCTCATCATATAAAGCGTAAACTTCACTCGGTGTAATTTTAGTCCATGAAGAAGTATAATCTGCATATGTTTCATTTGTACTAAAAACGCCATCTATAGGTATATCTATCATATATTTATCTTTTCTATTTTCAATTACTTCATTTAAAGTTCTGAAACAATGTGTATCGTTAAATTTTATATAGTAATCTTCATAATCTTTTAAAATTGAACCTATATTAATTCTTCTTGTTTTGGAATTTGCATTTGAAGGTTGATATGAGGCTCTTATATAAAATACATCAGCACTTGGAATGAATTTTGAATCACTATACCCATTTTCAGGTGAAATTCTTTTAATAAAGTTTTTATCTTTGTCGTATAGCCCTAAATATGCAAAACCAAATATTGAATATATCTCAAAAGGGATAACACTAATAAATTCAGTAGTATTATACATGTTATTTGTTACTATGTTTCCATCTGCTAATATAGCAACTCTTTCTGTATCTAAACTAGTATCATATATATTTGTCGATTCTTTAATAAAGTTAACATGAGAAGGCAATATATTATTATCTTTTATTAAATTAGACTCTATGCTTTTTTGCCTTAATGTGACTTTATCAAAATATGGTTCATACCATTTTTCATACTCTAATAAATCCCCACCCAAATTCAATTGTTGAGAATCTCTATACGCACTTACATTTTGACTATTAAATCTAACATAATAAGCATTAGCAAGACCTGTGAACTTGTCCCCTGTAGCTAGTAAATCATTTCTTCTTATAAATTCCCTATTTTCATTATAAAAGACAACATTAGAAAAACCATAACTTGAGTAAACCTGATTTGGAATAATTTCTATAAAATCGGTTATTGTGTAACTAGAATTATCTGAAATTACACCATCAGCACTTATTGCCTTCCCAACAGTTTTAGTATTATGATTGAACAAATTACTAGAACATTTTAAGAAACTTGTTTTAGATGGGGTTATACTCTTATTTATATATTTCAACGTTGTTAATGATAAATTAGCAGGAGTTGAATTTATTCCCGCAGTTCCAGCTATTTTAGCCAACAACTCTTCCGTTAAATAAGATTCTCCAAACTTCCCAAGGTTAGGGTTTATCTGTGCCACGCTTATATCTGTAGTATTCTTATCCATTTTATTTTTAACTTTAGACACTTCTACTTTATCTTCATTTGTGAATTTATTGGGAGTTAGTGTTTCTCCGTCAACTTTATCTACCTTTGTTGCCACTTCGTTCTTAGTTTCTTCCAAGTACGAATCAATTCCATTTAATCTTTCTGTATATTTTTCTTCTATTGCTCCGCTAGTTTCTTTAAAATACTTGTCCCACTCATCTAACTTTATAATTCCATTTTCAAGAGCAGTAAATTCATTTGTACTTTCTACTGCTCCACTTATATCTATACTAGGTTCAACATCTATAGAAAATATAATTGTACTTAGAAGTTCTTCCCCTTCTTTTATTTCAAGCTGGCAGTTAACATTTCCAGCTACCGCTAAGATTTGATTGGTAAGATTTAAAGTACATTCCCCATTAGTTGCATTGGTAATAGTTAGATCATTATAACACTTTGTCTTATCTGGCTTAACTATCTTTGCCCTAACTGTTTTTCCTGTCAAATTAAAAGGAACACCTTTGTCGAGTATACTAAAAGTTAATACTCTTGCGGTGTCCCCTTGTTGTGCATATGGAATTGGCATAACATATTTTTTGTTTAGATTTAAAACAACTCTATCTAGATAAAACATTATCAAGTTCCCCCATTTCCTCTATCTTCATTTTTACTGGTTCTATATATTCTTGTTTTTTTATATCTTCAATGCAGAAGGGATTATTAGTGTAGGGATTTATTTCTTTAGTTAATATTTTGTTTGCTAAACACTCCACATAAAATTCATTTATCATATAATCCCCTCACTTCTTAACATCACAGTTTCTATATTATTTAAAGTCGAAGTTATTTCTCGCCCGTTTATTTCAACACCATTTTTACCGTTTATAAGTACTTTCCCACTTCCTCCACCATCAGCACTAATTATTACATTATCTTTACTCATTAGTATATTACTCCATTTAGTACTATTTGCTCCTTCTTGACAAAGCAGATATAGCCAGTTCCCACTACTCTCTAAATTCATTTTTTCTTGCGCTTTCACTGAAAGACTGTGATTAGATTTAATTCCACCTTGAGATAACATGACTTCAAATATTTCCCCGGCTATTGTAGCAAAAGTCCTTACATATCCATTATCTAAACTGATATCTATACCCGGGCCTTTTATACTTCCTTTATTAAAATTGACTTCACCAGTTTCTAAGTTTATACTGCAATCACCACTAACACTTTGTATTAGAATAGCGGTTAGTATACCAGTTCTAATTAAATTAGCATTTAAAACCCCATCTATAGTAAATCCGTAAGTATATTCACCATAATAACCAGTTTGAGAAAAGGCAAGTCCGTGTTTATTAAGCCTAACTACATTTATTGCACTATTTATATCCTTATTATCCATAGCCAATATTTCGTTTTGTCTATAAAGCACATATGAGTTTGTAGAACCACTATTAATCATGCTTTGCACATACTCTGCTACAGAATTATTATTTTGCTTTATTTGGTCTTTAAGTTGCTTAATAATAGCACTATCACTTACTGTAGTTCTTTTCTCTTCAATCGGAATATTGGATAAAGTCATAGAAAGTGGTTTTTGCTTCATAACATCATATTTTCTGCTAATAACCCTAACCTTTAAATCTATTCCTAACAACGTTTCTTGAATTTTGACAGTATCACCTAAGTAAATAGTTTCACTTGCTAGGTGCTTATATTCCTCTGTCATAGAAAGTGGTATAAAACTAAGATTATATTCTGCTCTTAATTCGTCCACATGGTTTTGAGAGTATTCTAAATTAACTCTTCTTATTAACTCGGCTTGTGCTTCTTCTAAAGTATCAAATCCCTCTGTATCATTTTCTGTCTTGATCTTAACATCATCATATTTAAATTCTCTAGGATAATACTGGTCGTATTGCTCTGCAAGCGGTGACATTACATAACCTTCATGAGTTATTCCGTCAAACCCAACTCCCTTAGCCATGGTGCAAAGTTGGTCTAAATCTGTAGTTCCTTCAAACCCTGTAAGATTTTTACCTCTACGAATAACAACCTTTCTATCCATTCCGATTCTATCATTTATAGAGAGTGTATATCCCCTTCTTAGAACCTCGCCACCCCAACGTTCGATAAAACTATTGTCGGCACCAAACAACGCTTCCTGTAGCCTTTTACGTTGGTAATAAGCAGTGTTTATTACAGAAATATTAGATTGTAATACTATTTCTTTTTTCTTTCCTATAGCATTAGTAAGCATATGGCTTAAAGCACCTTGACCATTGGTGTCGGTCGGTCTTACATCTTCCAGCCATAAAGTATTACAAGCGTGTATTGTCATTTGCACTGCTGCAACTGTAATATATCTACTCTGTTTCTTAACCTTCTTTATTACAAATATCTCTGCTCCATAGTCTAGTTGGACTTTTAATATACTTTCCTCAACTAATTCATTCCATAATCCTCCACTATCTACTAAAAATTCTGCATCTAAAACATAGTTTCCACTTGCTATATCTTCCTCAACTGTGCAACTCCTACAGATATTATCTAATACAGTTCTTGTCTTGCTTAAAACTGTGTCCTTAGGAGTGCCTTTAGGAAAATGACTTATTTTAATTACATTTCCATTCATAAAAGCACCTCCTAATTCACATATGCCGTATTAGGCAACATAATAGCTTCTGTAATACTTCCGATAAGTTCTATAGTGTTATTACCTCTTTGCAACGTTGGAAAGAATGTAGCGGTAAAATCGTGGTTTGTACCATCTTCATTTACACACCTTAGACTTTTTCCGTCTATCTCTACAAACCCATTAACTTCCTCAATAACAAAAGGCTCTCCGTTAAATACTATTTGTATATTCCCGGTAGCCTTTATCTTTAAATTAACCTCACCTTGGTATGTTCCTTGGTAGTAAAAGTTATCTATATTTAATATATTTATTGGATATTCTTCTATCTCTGTTAATAAAGGTTCACATAAGAAAGATAATGTTGTTGTACCTTCCCGCTTAATTTCTTGTACCCAATTACTTTTATTTACTCTTTTAACCCTGTAAGCCTTGTTAGGTCTATCTAATAAAATCAACCTATTATCTTCTATATTAGTTAGCCAGTCATCTATTAAATCAAAATTCTTCCAAAACTCGGAATTATCCTCTAGTCCAACTTCTATATCTAAAATTTTATTAGGATATGCGCCAGTTGCTATGGTTAAGCTTCCGTTTCTTCCCTCAACTTCTTCATCTATAACTTTTTCTTGGGTAATAGGAATATTAATTGGGGACTTAACTAATAAACCTAGATTACTATAATTTTTCTTTCCATTAAATATAAATCTATCTAACATTAATTAACTCCCCTCCTAATATGCAAATCTATTATTGTATTCTTCAAATTCGTCTTGATATGGTGCAACTATTCGCATTAATTCTCTACCATCTATTGCAACTGGTCTACTTGCTAACCATTTAATCCATTGTTCAAGTCTGTCAAGTGGTATCATAACCTCGGTTTGTGGTTGAGTTCCTTTGTTCTTTTCCCCTGTCATAATGTTCGGCGCTATCATAGTTGGCCTTGTAAATATACCGCCATTTTCAAGATAATTAATTTTAGGAATATTAGATTGCCAACCCTTACCTCCTAGTCCTGGAACCCAATCTGGAATCTGAAAACTTATTGCATCATTAATTCCTTGTATAGCACCATTTATTAATCCTATTACAATGTTAAGCGGTGCTTTTATTGCTGCACCTAATCCGTCCATTATTCCGCTAAATATATTTTTTACACCTTGCCATGCTCTATCCCAATCGCCACTAAATACACCACCAATAAAGTCGATTATTCCACCAAAGATTCTTTTAATAGAATCCCATACACCTTTTACATTAACCAAAAATGCATTTATAACATTACCAAAACTTCCAAAAGCAGTTGACCAATCTACTGCAAATATATTATTTAAGAAATCGTCAAATTCTTGGAATTTAGTCTTAATTGTGTCCCATGATGCAAGTACATCAGCTTTAAATGCATCTGACTTATTCCACAAAAGCACTATAGCACCGATTAAAAGCATTATGCCGCCTATAATCCAAGTTATAGGGCTAGATAACCAAGCTAAATTCAATCCTTTTTGTGCCAAGGTTGCTCCTTTTGTTACTGTAGTTGTAGTTGTAGTCGCAATATTCCAAGCATCTAAAGCTTGTTTTATTTTGGTGATTATAAAAAATCCTTTTACAGTAACTAATAATCCTCCTAAAATTCCAACTAAAGTCGGTAGTTTGTCTATATTTTCATTGGCCCAACTTACAAACTTTAAAGCATAAGGCATTAATTTCTCGCCAATTTCTGCAGCTAAAGTCTGGAATCTTAATTGCAAAATTCTAAGTTGGTTAGCAAATCCATCACTGGTTTTACTAAAGTCACCTTGTGCATCTGCAGTTTGTTCAAATAGATAATTGTATCTAAGCATAACTTGTTCACTCTGTGACATTTGATTATATGGTTTCTTAAGTCCTTGCGCTAATCTGTAAGCTTCTAAATTGGTTACACTCATATTAATACCAAGTGCTTTTAAAGGCTCTGTTTCCCCAGAAATACCACTTCTTATTTTTTCAAAAGCAACTTCGTGATCAAGATTATAGAATGATGCCATGTCCCCAGCTAAATCAACTATATTTCCACTCATGTTTTTAGTTTGTTCGGAAGTCATTCCCATAGATTTAAGCATAGCACCCATTGTTCCAGCATATTGTTTATAGGCTAATTCACTCATACCAATAGCTTCCGGGGCTTCTTTTGCCCATTGATTTATTATTTCAGCATTAGATTCAAAAGTGGTATCGACAACATTTTGTACTTCCTGTAAATCACTAGCGGTATCTATAGCCTTTATTCCAAAAGCACCTAATGCAGCACCACCAGCTACCAATCCCTTAGTAACCCATTTGTCTAACTTCTTACTAAAGTCACCAGCTTTACTTTTTATTTTGTCAAATGTACTTCCTGTTTCACTTGCCTTTTTATCTATTTTGTCTAAGTCATTCATTACATTTTGTGCATCTAGTAATACCTTACCTTCTAATACAAAAGCTTCTGCCATTCTCTCACCCCCTCACTTGGGATTATTTAAAGAAGTTATTTAATATTTCTTCATTTTCTTTCTTAATTTCATCAACCGATTTTGAAGAAGTAAAGTTACTGGTATTCTTTATTCCTAAAAATTCTGTATAAGTTTTTAATTTATCACCACTAAAGCTATTAATAACTGAACCTAATAGCCATTCCTTGTACTTTCTTTCTTCATAATGGGTATTTACAATGCTTACAATTAACTCAAAACTTTCATCTATCGACATATGAAGTATTTGAAAATAGATATTGTACTTAATAAGCAAACCTATTAAATTACCGCCTAAGCTTTCTACTTCATAGTCAATTTGAAAAAACCCATAAAAGTCTCACTATTTATTATTTCTTTTATAATCTCTACAGTTTCAGCACCATCTGTGTCTTTTACAACCTCTATATCTAATCCTTTTATATCTGCAATAGTCTTATAAAATAAGTCATCTGCCCTCGGAATACCTTCTATAATTAAATATACAATTTCAAATAAACAACCTTGTTGCTCTTCTTCCAACCTGTTCCTTTGTACTCTTATATCTTCATTTTCCACAAGGAACTTTGCTACCTCGTTAATATCATCTTTTTTATCGCCAAGTTTTTCAGCAATAGATCTAGTTAATAAATTACTCTCATTTTTCAATCCAAAAATCTTCTTTATACAATCTATAAGGTCTTTTTTAATACCCATAGCATTAATGAATTTTAATATTGAAATACATTGTTGTGTAGTTATTTTCATTTTTAAACACCTCATTTTTATAAAAGTAAAAGGCTAGGAATACCCTAACCTTTAATTTTGCCCTACTCTAGCCTTACCGACTGTAGCTTTACCAACTAAAGAAGTAGCTTCATTTAGTTTTTTTTTACGAAAATCTTACAAGGCGCAGTATCACTATCTTGTTTGTAGTGCGCATTCATAGTAAATGTAGCAGTACTTTCATCATTATCTTTTCCTTCAAATTCGAATCCTTCACCATTATAGGTATTTTCAATCACTATGATTATTGGCAAGTCCGAATGGTGAACTCTTCCAACTATAACTAACATTTGGTAGTCAGTATCATCTAATTCATTAGATGGAGTATACAAATCAAATTTTGTACTTTCTGTAGTACCTTTTTTGATAAGGGATATTGGTAATAATTCGTTTCTAAATTGAACTATCTCACCCTCTGCAGATATATCCCACTTCGTAATTCTGTCCATTCCTTGAACTTGCTTTTCCATTCTGCCGTCATATTCAATCTGTCTAACAGTTGGCTTACAACTGAACTTTATTCCATCTTTAGATAATCCTAACTCTTTTCCTTTTAGTGTTTCCGCCCATGTATCTGGATTACTTAATTCTATATCCCCATAATACAAAGTTGGAGTATCAACAATAAATTGCTTAGCAACTGCTGCCATGATATCACTCTCCTTAATATCTATTAATTAAATATTGTAAAACTATATTGTACTTATCTTCGTCATTGTAGCTTGTCATATAAGGCGATTCTCTCGTAATTCTCGATTCAAGAATTTCAGCCTTGTTCATTTCCTTGTCTATAAATTCAGCTAAATTTAAAATCTTGTATAATTGAGTGTTAAAATTCCCTACAATTCTTATTTGTAAAGTGTACTGATTTTTATAAACTTGATCTAATACATTTTCACCAATCTTATATTCAACTGCTACTTTCTTAGTAAAATCAAAGTCGCTTGGAATTAAATCAAAAACATTATTGGGGGATAATTCATTTAATTTATTCCAAACCTCAACTGACATTTCTTCAATATAACTCACTTTATCCCTCCTAAATGCTTTCTTAATATATCCTCCATTTCTTTAGTGCCACTTCTTAAAGTTGACCTTAGGTAACTTTTATTTTCAAACTCAACCTTTGCTGCATAAGGCACTGATTCTGGAACTCCCCATGTGATTGTATACCCCTTATCACTTTTGGTTTTAACGAATGTTATTTTCCTTCTTAATAAACCTGTTTTAACTGGTGCAACACTTTGCATATTCGCACGTTCTGTAACTCCTATTTCTTGCGCTGCATCTTCTAAAACTTCCATAATAGAATTTTTAATTTTTGGAATATTACTCTTATAACTCATATAACTTCTTCATCACTTTCTAAGAGTGCATATAAAAAGTATGTACTCCAAGCTATTTTCTTTTCTATTGCATAAGCTTTATCATTAATTACTACAATATCGCCAACTTTTAAATCCACATCTGAATACATAGATAAATTTGACTTAATATCGCTTCCCCACGTGTACTTAATCGCTTTTTCATCTATAGGTTGGATATTTACATAATAAGTATCATCTAATTTTGTGTAGCTTGTACTTATATGCCCAGCATGGTTAATTTCTGTTTTTTCGGTTTTATACATAATTGTATCTGCAAAGAAAATCATACTATCACCACACTTTAAAAGTCTTTTTCTTTGGCAATAAAGCTAGTACATCAGAAGTTAATGTAAAAACTTCAACTCCACTTTCAAAACTAATCGATTGACTTCCTTGGCTTACAGAACTAACACCAGCGACCTTCATTGTCAGTATTTTCTTAGCATTACTAACAAGCAACTTTACTGCTAAATTAAAATCTTTTTTTATTTGTTCTTTCGTGTATTCGCCATCAAAATAATTATATATAGCCAATACCGCCATTTCTTCTAATTCAATATCCGTAAATATAACTATCACCGCCTAATTAAAAAGAGAGAGTGTTTATACACTCTCTTTTACAAATTAACTATTAGACATTATCCCAGCGTTTTTTAAGGTTGTTAATATAGCATTAATGGCAGTTTTATTACCATTAGCTAGAGTTACAATCTTTTGTATAGTGGCTTGTGTATATTGCCCTTCCGCTTCAGTTGCATTAGCCGCAGAAACCGCATCTACTTTAGCAGCCATTTTTACGATTCCTTTAGCACCAGTAGTAGCATCTCCAACTGTTGGTACTTTTTCAGCTTGTACAATTCCATCTTCAATATGGTCTAATTTAGCTTTTGTTATTACATCATTATCTTGCCATGTTTGTTTTTGATACGCCATACTATTCACCCTTTCCTACTTTTGCTTTTCCTACCTTAGCTTTTCCTACTACGGAAATATCTTCATTTCATTTAGCTTCTTTTACGCTTACGTATAATCCTTTTAATTTGTTATCTGGAACCCAAATATCATGAAATTTTCTATAGTCCATAGCCCACGCTCTAGCCTTTTGGTTTATTTCTGGACTAAAAATTCTCATATTATCTGTTTTTGAAACTGCAATAGGACATTCTTTAGCAACTAACAAGAAGTTAATTGACTTTCCGTCAGAAGCCTTTTCAAAACCACCTTTTGTTTGTTCTGATGTTTTACCATCATTAAACTTTAACTTTGTGTACATTTTGTTAGAAGTCATTTCTACTAGTGGTACACCATCTATTGCTGGAACTCTTGTATCTACTCCATTAAGTGCAAATGTTGCAGCCGATAACTTTTCACCATAGTATTGGCTAACTAACATTGAAACATCATAAGTAACGTAGCAAACTAAATCGCCTTCAAATCCTTCTTCTCTTATTCTCTTTATACCGGCCTTAATTTCGTCAACAATACTTGCCTTTGCTGGTGTATATTCATACTTGACTTGTGTGTCATTAGCAACTCCCATAGCCATAGTTGCAAGAGAAGCTATTCTTGTTGCATCAATTTCCGGTACAACCTTAGTTCTTTGGAATTCTCCCATTATAGTTGAAGCAGTAACGACAAAATTAGTTTCATCAACGTCAAGTTCATCTATAGAGAATGATCTACCTCTATCGTGTGTCATTTGCTTTGTTTGATACTCGAAAGTAACTGAACCACCATTGAAACCACCGTTTCTATCATAGTCTCCTAATCCATCCATAGAAAGCTTAGGAATCTTTACTTCCTTACCACCTTTATAGATTACTTGTCCAGCGTTACCTTCCATCCAACCAGTTCTAGCTTGTTGAACTGCTGCCTTATCTAAATTTTGTTGAAATAAAGTTGCATATGCCAATGTATTTGCCATAAAATATCACCTATCCTTTTTAAATAAATTATTTTACACCCATTGCACTGGCAATTTGTGCATCAAGTGCATTTGTTGCATCATCATTTGGTGGTACATAAGAACTTGTACCTAGCTTCGATTTAACACCACTATCAATAGCACTAGTGAACACTGTTCCTAAAGTTTCAATATTCTTATCAATAGTTTCTTCTTTACCATCGCCATAAACAAAATCTACTAGTTCAGTAGGTAATCCCTTTTCTTTTAGAACTCCTGTATATTTGTTGATGGTATTTTGTCTTTGAATTTGGGCTTGTGATTCAGCAAATTGCTTTTCCAATTCTTCGATTCTTTCTTGCTCTGGAGTTTTCTTTCCATTCTTTGCTTCCTCAACTGCCTTATCTATAAGTTCTTTCATTTTGCCACTTTTAAAGGTTTCTACCGCAGATGACCTAATGCTATCATCACGAGAAGTCATATAACCTTTAATTGCTTCATTTGTTGTTAATAAGTTTTTAAACTCATCAGTGCTTAGCTTAGATAAGTCCACTTTTCCTAATTCCTTAAACTCGTCAGCCCCAAGAATTACTTCGTTTATGTCCCCATCATCAGCTATTGTTTCTATTAGCTTTAATAATTCGCTTTTTTTCATATTTCCTCCTTGCCCCTTACAGTTCATAAATGCCCCATAAAGTTCAACTTAATATTATTGCTATCCCATTCTTTAAAGCCTTGTGGCAAGCTATAAAAGGCATAATAAAAGCACCTAGTTTCCTAAGTGCTAATTAAACATTTTTACTTTTCCATTCTTTATAAGTAGTCCAATCTATATCTTTTTTAGATATATTATCTATCCTACTTCTAGGTTTATAATCTTTACTAGGTAAAGAAATAAGACAACTTCTACAATTAACGTGTGTGTTAATATTCGGTATTCTTTTGTTAGGATCATTATATTTATAAACTGTACCATCTAAAGATTGGCATAATTCTGTAGTTTTATTATCTAAAGTTGCATCAAAAAGTTGATATTCAATTCCATTATCTTCTGCCCATAACTCATTTACTTCGTTTTGAACTCTTCCGACTTCATTCTGAACTAATCTTCTAGTTATGTAAGCATTTTGATTGAACCTATCTTTAACAAGTTTATAAATATCATTTACATTGGTATTGCCTTGTAGAAAATCTTTCATTTCTTTTTTAATAACCTTGGCAACTTTGTTTTTATTAGTCCATATCCTATCACTATAGTTCTTACCTTCTATTATTGCATCTAAGATTTTCTTTATGTCATTAACTTTTATCTTGTTAAGTTTAAAATCTAGGCCTAAAGACAATAAAAAATAATTAGAGTAATACTTATCTTCTGCTATCATTTTCAATAGCTTGTCTGTAGCCACCTTCTCGCCGTTATACTGGCTTTCAAAAGTATTGCTAATAAGTATATCTAAATTCTTGTATTCCTTCTTATATTCACTAAGAGATAGGTTTAAAGAAGTGTCTTGAATGTTATATCTAAGTAGTATCATTCCAACTTCATTTAATACCTTATCTCTATCTATTTTTTGTTGTCTAAGTATATTTAAAAGTTCTTTATCACTTTGTTTATATAATTCCTCTGCAAATTCAATAAACTTATCTCTAAAAAGTTTCTGATCCTTATTCACTTACAACACCTTCTTTAGGGATTGTATCTAAATCGAACATTTCACTGTCCTCTTTTTTAATCTTTTCCCCTTCTGTAACAGGATTATCAATGCGAGGTAACCAACTTCTCTTAGTTTCATTAGAAACAACTTCATGTGGTAATTGTGAAATCATTTGTGCGATTGAAGTTTCATCAACTGGAACGTTAGGAGTAAACTCTATTTTTATTAAGTTAATATCATATTGCTTACTAGCAGTTAAATATAAAAACTTAAACAAACAAATCAACCTAGTTCTTATAATGTTCTTCATAGCTTTTTCATTCATTTTACACTTAGCTTCTAAACTTTGAAGCCTGCTTCTTAAAGCAACACCAGATAGATTGCTTTGCATCTTTTCATTACTATCAATATGACTAGTAAGAGTATAAATAAGGTCTTTCAAGTCATCCCTAGTATTTTTAATAAAAGTATCATTTATATTTTTAATAAGCCATTCTGCATCTTGTGCTTTCTTATCCCCAAATAATAAAACTGTATTGTCTTTTATTACTGGTTGTTTCTTTTGTGACTTACCATTTTCATCAAGAATAACTTTTCCATTTTCATCAACTTCGTTTTCAGCTTCAACACCATAAAGTTTAAGTATTGCATTTCTTAAATCGGAGATTTCACAAACAATATCGCTTAAATTAGTTTCAAAAGCATCTTGTATTGTTTTTATAGTTCTGTAAATAGTTTTATCCCCTTCAATATAACCCTTATCATTGTTATACCTCTTACCTCCAACCATTCCAAAACCAACTGGTACAATCCCAAAATAATGTGGTGTTACTGGTTTTACCTCTGCCCACGTTGAATCAAAATGATATATAGATTTATTTGTATAAACATCTATATACTCTTTTTCATCAAGTTGTTTTTTATAAGTATGTATAAAGTACTTTGGTTCTTCATCTACTATATACATATAGCCATTTAACGGACTTACAATTTTATTCTTAAATTTGAATTTTTTAGGTTCGTATTCAACTAAATAGTTGATTTCATACACAATACCAAATTTAATTAAATCTATACCTAAATTAATATCGTGATCCTCATTGTTATTACTTAAATTATAATCAATGTCTTTAACAACTTGTTCGTTATCATCTTTAGCAATATACGTAATATCATTGCCAAAACTATATTGTGCTTCCTCATCAATTAATTTTTGCATAAAATTAGCTTTTGCTTTTAAATTAGACCGCCCTTTTCGCGGCACAAAGTTAACCAAAGAATCAGTATTTCCGTAATAATAGCGATTTATATCATCATAGTAACTTTTCTTAGTTATAAAATCACTATGACACTTTTGTATTAACTCTAGTTCTTTTGGATCCATACACACACCTCCTTAACCATATAATTCATCCCAAGTTGTTATTGAAAAGCTTGGCTTTACTTCTATTTCATCTATTCTCTTCCAAAATTCACTTGTTACGTCTGGAGCATCATCATGCAGAGAATAAAGTTGACCAGCAAAATCTAACACTTGCTGATTAAAGTCTTTATCTGCATCATTAAAAATGACTTGTCCAGAGTTAACATCATCAACCATAGCTGAAATCTTGTTATCCTTATTTTTTCTTTGCATTTCATTTATAAACGTAACTGGCCTATTCCTTAAAGTTTGGTCAGCATTTATAATTTCCTTTATTCTAATTACATCAGCGCCCTGGAATGTGTTCTTTTCAATATAAATGTGAGTTACTTGGGTATATTCTTTAAATAACTCAACCACCTTTTGGCAATATTCTTCAAAGCCTAACTTTGCTAATATTCCTTTTCTAACATATTTAAAGCCATTATTAGCAAGTGAACCAACACACAAAGCAGTACTGTCCGAAGTCCTTGTAATAGTGGAAGCTGGGTCAGCACATAGCATAGTTTTTAAGAAGTAATTATCCTCAATCTGTTCTTTAGATTGAGTTCTCATACTCTTAAACCACTTTTCCCCTATCTTTTCAGTAGAACACATAAGTTCTTGCATAAAAGCAGTTCTTTTTGTGAAATACTTTTGGGCCAGCTTGTCGCACTGGTACTTTTCCCAAATGGTCTTAAACTCCATCTCACTTTTATGCTTAGAATAGTATTCTTTTAATAAGATCTCTTTTTCTTCTTTATCAATTTTGTCATTAAGAAGTATCTTTTTATAATGTAGCCAGCATTGATTATTCTCAAAGTATTCGTCAACATCAAAATCACACACACTTCTTTTAAATACTTTAAATGTGCTATCTTGCCTAATTGTATTTATAAAGCAATCTGGTGCTAGTGGTGTACCAATAATAATAAACTTGGTAGCTGCTTTAATCTTTATACCATTTCTTATTACTTCTGTATCACCAACCTCGGCAATTTCTGTATAATACTTTTTAATTACTTTTTCTTTAGCACCATCACTTAAAATATCATCTTCACTAAGAATATCATCACATATAACTAAAGAAGGTCTAAATATACCATCTATGCATCCATAAGTAGTACCTCTTACGGAAGACCCCCACGAAAAAGCTTGAATTTTAGTATCATTAGTTAATTCAAGTTCAATCTTATTAACTGTTCTTTCCTTTCTATTAACTAAAACACCAAATCCTTGAATTATGTATTTATTACTTAGCATTTGCTTAGTATCATCAATAAATTGGGTGGCATCTGTTTCTTTATTACCAATTACAATGGTATATCTACTCTTTTTATAACAATGTGCATAGCAGCTTAAAGCTTTATTTATAATAGTTGATTTAGAACAACCTCTAGGAAGTACAAATTCCTCTTTGTCGTATAAATCATATATAAATATCTTGCTTAGTTCTTCCCATATTTCAAGGTGAACCGGCGCAAGGTTTCTAGCAGTATTATCTTCCTTAGGAATGAAAGTATCTTGTAAAAAATATAAGCAATAGAACTCGAAGTCATGCTCTCCAAGTGCTACTGCTAATCCATTCTTGCCGAATAAGTTCTTTTTATGTTTTTCAATCAGCATATTGGCTTTTAAAATATCGCCAGTATACTTTATCAAATGCTTTTTAAGGATATAAAGATTATACTGGTTTTCAGTTAATTCATATCCGTCAAATTGTATCATCTTCATTCCTCCTTAATTTCTAATCTTCAGTATTGGGTAAACAACACCAAATTAAAAACCACGCTAGTCCATTAATTGGCAACGTGGTATCTAAAAATTCCATTCCTGGTATATTCAAAATATCCAATATCCATATTATGCTGATAATTGCATAAAGGACTTTATACACTAACCTCATTCCTTTCGAGTTTGAAAAATTATTATAAAAATTATATAGCTAAAGCACCGCCCTAGAGAGAGTAGCAAATTAGAACCATACCCCCTATCTAGGAGTTGAGTAGCACACAGTAAATTATTTCGCTAAATCTCCTTTTTGCGAAGTAATTTTTATAATGTTCTAAGCTAGTGATACTCTCATTCCTTGTTGAGAATCTATTGAGAATAGCCATAACCTTGTTTACTCTCACTAAACTTTTGGCGTTATTTTTATTATTTCGCGTTGCTCTACGCGAAGTATTAAATTATTTCGCCTTAACTTTCTCAAAATCAACCACGTTATCAAGGTCTTTCATCTCGCTATCTAGGTCAACCTTGGCGTTATCTGTTTCCTTGTCCGTAACATCAGCTACCTTGCTTGTTGCCCTTCCTAAGGCTTGGTCTAGCAGATAAGTACAGGCATCTAGCTTATTCTTCTCGCTCTTGCTTGTAGTGGCTATCTTGTACACTTGGTCAAGCACTGAATCTATTTTAGCATTAATCTTTTGTTTAACTCCATTTTTTATCTCTGTTGTAAGCCTGTCTACTTCACTCTTAAATTCTTCTTTCTTCATCCATTCGTAAATAGTAGTTCTATTAACCTTTACTAATTTGGCAACATTACTAATATTTTCACCCTGTACGATATATTCAATAGCATCTCTTTGTTTATCCGTTAAAGCCATTTTATACTTACCTCCTTTCTACCAACAATCCAACACTTTATATATCATTTTTAGCATGATCTCTTTTATTATTCTTAAAGCACTCATGTACTCCACTAAATCTATCTACATAGTGAACTTCATCAATGCATTCACCACTATATCCCTTTTGGCAACTAGGATTGAAAAAGTCACAGTAACAATCATTCCCCTTATCATCCTTGCCACACAATAAAACTTTCTTGATATATCTCTCCAACCCATTCACCTCCAGTAGTTTTAATCTATCAGCCTTCCACTCCCTTACTGACACGTTGGTAAACCCTTATAACTCCAACCCACCAAACAACCTATTGCTATTTTAAAGCAAAATAAAAGCCGAGAGAATTTAATCCCTCGGCTTATCTTACACTTTTAACTAATTACATTGTAACATATTAATTTTTCAATGTCACCTATCAATTACCTTACATTTACCTACCATTTACCTTACAATTTCTTAGAATTGTGTATTAAATTACAACATCATCATAAAAAACTTCTTCTATAAAATCATAATCATCAAATTTAATATTTGATTCATTTAATTTATCTTCTGCTTCCTCTAAATCTACTGCTCCAACTAAAACTTCCTTGTATTCATCATCAGAATCTTTCCAAACTTTAAATAAATAATATTCCATATTTATCTCCTTTCATTTAATTCGTAATATCTACACATTAAACTCTTTTTCAATCCTTCTTACTGTCTGTTCCGATATGCCTAGCTTTTCAGCCACTTCCTTTTGAGTATGACCTTGTGCTACCCTTAAAAATCTCACCTTTTCAACATTGGTGTTAAGTTCTTTAAGTATTAAGTCTTCATCAACAACTATTTCATCTTTTAATAAAATTGAATCATAAGTATCTCTTAAAGCTTTTAATCTTATCAACTCATTTCCCAAAGCTACCATATCAACATCTTTTCTGCTTCCATGAATAGTATCATAATCATTGTAACTTGTCCCACTCTTATAACCTTCTGGCCCTTGTCTTTTTAGCACCTTCTCAATTTCCCTTATCTTTCTTTGAACTCTATCCCTAAACTCTTGAATTTCCTTTCTATCCATGTTAATCCTCCCTTATCTATCTTTAAGCATCCTAATTCTAAGTTTGTGATACAACATAATTCCCCTGGCATCTTCCGCTAACTTACAAAGTCCTTTATCTTCTGCATATTGGACTATTCTTTTTATATGTTTTACAGCCTGTTGGCTTTCTTTTATCATTCTTAATCTATCTTTTTTCTTCATCTTTTCCCTCCCCAAATTCTTCTTTATACCATTCATCACTTGCAAAGAAAAACAAAATCGCAAATGTAATTGCAAAAACTGTATTTATTGCTGGTATCATCGAAAGACCTAAATTTCTTATAAAAGTTATGAAGTTTTCCAACATAGTTCTTTTTTTATTTTTCTTACCCACTATGCTCTTAGCCCTTAATGCTCCTAATTCTAGAAACAACAGAAATAAAATAATTGATAATATATAAATTTTAATTAACATACTATTTCCCCTCCGTTTTCTCAATGTAAAACTCTAAGTATCTTTTAGCTTTTTTAATATCCTCGAATCCGTTCTTTAGCTTATATCTATCTAAATACTTAATAGCATTTCCCACACAGTAAGCTTGGAAACCTTCTAATCCCAATACATCTTCTATTTTATCTATAGTTTCTATTTTCCCATGAGTATAATGTGAAGGGTGATTAACGCTATCAGAAATAATAATTGGTTGTTTACTCATTGCTTCTATAAGATCTTTTTCTATATCATCTTTAAACTTAATATCTTTTACTGCTTCACACCAACATTGTTTGCAATGCTCTCTATTATCGCCCCAGCATCTTATAGGTCTAGGGCAAGGTTCTTTTTTAAACCTTATTCCTAAATCTTTAGGGCAATCAAAATCTTCTTTATCAATAACTATCCAAAATTCCCTATTTCCGCCATTATTAAGCAAAAACTCTTCCCTAGTAACAGTCTTTGCATATTCCTTAAACTCTTCTAAAGTCATTAATTATTCCTCCAATCTATTAATTTGAATACTTTAGGTGTTAATTCGATTAATCTTCTATTTTCTTCTTCTAGCCTTTCTCTGAATTTATTTCCAAGGATTTCACTTTCCATTATTTCTGAATTTTTTAATATCACTGCCCCTATGCAACCGTATATATCCTTTAATTCTTGATTACTCAATTCAACTTTCATATTTACCTCCTTGGAGGGGACTTAACCCCTCTTTTATTTACTCCCATGTTATCTTAGGAAATACTTCTTTACACTCTCCGCCTTTAAACACATATCTCCACTTCTCACCATCTTCACCTAAATACTCTAAATATCCATCATTAACATAAGGTGCTATACACTTAAATAAGCTTTCTTCATAACCACCTAGTTTTTCACCAATAAAATAATCAATTTTATATTTATCATTATCTATAAATAACTTAAATCTAAACTCTTCAAAAGCTTCTTCTATTGTTTCCGAATTTAACAATGAATTAAAACTTATCCATCTTTCTTCTGTTATCTTTTTACTTTTTATTCCTTCCTTAATTGAGTTCAATATTTCATCAGATTTATTAATATTAAACGAAAATGTTCCTCTATCTACTTCGATACAATATCCCATACTTATTCCTCCTAAAAATCATTTTCTAAAGCTTTATATAGTGGCAATAACTCAACATTGAAATTCTTTATTGTTCCTTCTGCATCTACTTTTAGCCTACAAATTAACGCCCCTGTATAAGCTGGTAACTTCTTACCCTTCATAAATGGAGTTTGTGCTTGGGTAGTTGGTACTTCTATAAAGTGAATATTCCTGTAGAACATATAGAAGAATTTGTGATGATGCCCCATAGCTATAATCTTTGGCTTTTCCCCACCGCTTAAGCTATCACAATACTTTTGACCACTGTATGAAAGTGCATAAGCTGAACCATCTATAGGGTGAACTAAATCCATGTCACATTTTGGAGTTAGCCAAACTTTGGCAAAACTATGACCTAGATAATTCATATCTTCTCTTTCCCTAGCAATCATTTTGCCGATATTTGCCCCTCCATTGATAATCGCGGTGTTATCATGGTTTCCTATTATAAAATCTGTGGTTATACCTTCTCTCTTAGGATAATTTTCTATGATATATTCAGCTTGTTCATCTACACCAAACTTAAATATTTCATAAATTTGTTGATCTCGATTTTTATAAAAGCCATCTGATATATCCCCACAATGGTATACTTTCTTAATTCCTAACTCCTTAAACTTGTCATAAGCTTCATTAAGGAATGTTATTTGTTGGTACTTGCTGCATAAGTGAGTATCTGATACAACCCCAAAAATTATTTCTTCCTCACCATTCCATTCTTCCTTATGTTCCTCAACTGGACCTATTACTGTTTTCAGTATGGATATTGTTCCGTTTACCTCACCAATCTCGTATCCTTCTTCTTTTAAGTCCTCTATCAGAGCCTTAGACACCCTCTTGCTTACTCCTTGGTATTCTAATTCCTTTAAGTTTGTCCCTTTTCTAATCGATTCTAAAACCACTTCTCGAAGGTCTGCATCTAAACTCTCTATTTTTCTAAATTCTCTTTCATGCCCTGTCTTTTCATACTCATACAATGCCCTCTGAAATGTCTTATACTTAACATCTATATTTAACTCTTCCATAATTTCTTTTAATGGTTTACCACTTTGCTTAAGTTCTAGTGCCTTTTTGTAATCTATCATCTATTTTCCTCCCTCCATGTACCCTATGTTTTTAATAAGTTCCCTTACGAAGTAATAACAAATCTTGTGTATTCTATAGCCAACTTCCCTTTTTTCGTGTCCTTGAACCGATATATCATACCTAGATATTAAAGTTTCATAACTAGCAACTGCACTTTCTTTCTTATACTCACTTCTATAGTCCCCAGTGGCCAACTTAGTATAAAAGTCCTTATCCTCGATTATCATATGAACCTTTATTCCGTACATCTTAAGCCTTGCAAATTCATTTTCAAATCTATCTCTATCCTTAATACTTTGGATCAATTCATCTACCGAGTTTTTGCGTTCAACGGCTATTTTATTGTCAAAATACCAATCTCTTGTTACTCCTAAAGGCTGGGTTTCCTCGTTACTCTCTATGTAGCAACTGTAATCCCCTTGGTCTAACTTTCTAACCTTGTACTTAATCTTTTTCTTATCAAAATAATCCGTAATATGCTTATTAACCTGTTCCCTAGTGTCAATTACAATACAAAGATTTTTAAGAAGTTTTTTCAATTCTGCATCTGAATACTTATACCTCATCTACTCACCTTCTTCCAATAACTCCGGATTTTCATATATATTGCCGATTATCTCTAATACCTCACCATCATATTGCCCTAAAACATGATAAATTGTATTGTCAAATATGTCTTTGTTTATTGTTTTTATCCAATATCCACAATCTGCAAACATTATTGAGCCAATAGTTTCTGCAAAGTTGTTTTTAATAATATCTCCTTCATAAATTTCTTTTCCGTTCTTGTCTTTAAGTCCTGTATAAAATAAGACTTCATACTCTATTTGGTCTATTATTGGTTCTAACGGATTGTCACCGTCCATATGAAACATTGCTTTTCCTTCTTGAGTTAAAAGAAATTTTCCACAATTACTAAACAACCATTTGTTACGAGTTTTATCCCATATCTTAAACTTAATCTCTCTCATTTCTATCCTCCTCACCACTAACAACTAAACAAGCATATATAGCAACTAAGAAAAGCGTTGTTCCAACTCCACTGATGAATCCTACCCAAAACATCTAATCACTTCCTTATCACTTGATTTTCATATGAGAATATGGAGTTAAGCCTATGCAATTAACTTGTCCTATATTAAGCTTATAAACTTAACCCTTATTTAGTTATGTTATGCTTTATTGCAAATACGACTTTAGAACGGACAATCAATGTCGTTATCTGGAACTATATCATCACTAAAACTTGATTGATTATTACTTGGTGCTTGTCCTTCATTCTTGCCACCAACGAACTCGAATCTATCTATAACAACATCTGTTGTATAAACCTTATGGTTTTCTTTATTGGTATAACTTCCGGTTTGGATATGCCCCTCAATAGCCACTTTTGAACCTTTAAATAGATATTGGCTCATTGTTTCAGCAGTTTTTCCAAATGCTATACAGTTAATAAAATCTGTTTCACCCTTCTTTTGCCTAGCTACCGCTAAACTGAACTTTCCTATTGCCAAACCACTTCCAGCTTGAAATTTTAAATCTATATCTTTGGTTAAATTCCCGATTAATACTGTCTTATTCATATTTTTATACCCTCTTTCTTTGCTTGTTCTGATAATCTATCAACCACATTTTTATAAACTGATGCTATTTGTATAAACTCATCTTCTGTAAGTGCTTGCATCAAGCCTTTTGTCATTTCAATTAATTGCCTTTGTTGAGATACGCTTATACCATTCTCTATGGTTATATATCCTTCCATATTTCCTCCTAATTCACTGTATCTAAGTCCCCTACTATCTGGAACTCATTTAGATACGCTAGTTTTATATTTCCGACTAATCCATTACGATTTTTTGCAATTATAGCTTCCATGATGTTTTTATCTTCCGTTTCTCTGTTGTAATATTCATCACGATAAAGGAATGTAACCAGATCTGCATCTTGTTCTATATTCCCACTATCCCTTAAATCGCTTAGCATTGGTCTTTTATCTGTTCTTTGTTCACACGCTCTGGATAATTGACTAAGAAATACTATTGCTATATCCAATTCCTTCGCTAGTGCCTTGCCCCTTGCGGTTATTTCCCCTAATTCATTATTTCTGTTCTTGTTAGGAACTCTTATTAACCCCAAATGGTCTATAAATACTACATCTAATCCGTTCTGTATCTTTTCTCGCTTAATTCTCTGTTCTATCTCGTCCCAGCTAAGTCCGCCTTCATCATTTAGCACAAATTGTCTTGTAGATAATGAATTTGTCGCAGTTCCTAGTGAGCTCCACTCCTTGTCGGTTATCTTTCCTTGTTGTAAGTTCAGTCCGTTTATAAAGCTTTCAGCTGCTAACATTCTCGTTCCAATATCTTCAACACTCATTTCAAGTTGGAACATCATAACTTTATGTTCTTTGCTTAGTCCGTTAATAAGGTTTAATGTGAATACAGTCTTTCCCATGCTGGGCCTAGCAGCTATTATACTTACCTCTTGTTTCTTTATACCATTGGAATACTTATCATAACGAGCGATACCTGTTGATAACCCTGTTATTTTTCCACCATTTTCAAATGCCCTCTGAACCCTTTCAATTGTCTTTTCCATAATCTGTGCTGCGGTGTAATTTTTATCCTCTTTCTCTGTGCCACTTATTAGGCTCTTAGAGAGGTCTGAAACCACACTCGATAAATTACACTCGTAACTATCTTCAAGTGCCTTTGAAAGGCTATTAATTAACTTTCTGCGTGTGCTACACTCCTTTATTATCTTTGAGTGTTGCTTTACGTTTCGCCAAGTTGGTGTTTCTGTTAATTCTGTAATGTAACTAGGGCCACCAACTGCCATGATCTTGTCTTGTCCTATTTCCTGGATTAACGTAACTACATCTATTGGCTGCTTTTTCTTATATAAGTTATACATAGCAATAAATATGTGCTTATTTCGGCTTTCGTAAAAGTCATCTGCATTCACAATGTCTATAACATCTATAAAGCACTTGTTTTCTAGGAGTATAGCTCCCAAAACCGACTTTTCTGCCAGTTTATCGTGTGGGGGTGCTTTCGTAAGTTCTACTGTCATTTTCTTGCCCTCCTTCCTTTAGTGAATATCCCTAATTTATTTCTCATGTACGTTATTTGACTATCATTAACCCAAAATTCTGCCTTTATTTCCTTATTGGTTTTACCTTCTTTTATCAACTCAACTAGTTTTTTTAAGTATTTATCCATTTTGCACCCCCTAGTCCAAATATTGATACTGTTGTGGTGCTTTCCTAGGCTCTGTGAAAGGTTTTTCTTGCTTGTCTGAATAATTACCCTCTAGCACCTTTAGAAAGTTGTTAGGCTTGATTAACCAATCAAATGTAATGGTCCAGCCTTTATAGTTATCTCCCTTCAAGAAGGAACTTTCTTTTACCATATCAATAGCTTTCAGCACACTATCTATTCCATATTCTTTAATTCTTGCATTTAATAGCTTATGTCTATTAGTACCTTCTTTTATACAAACTAACTTTTGTAAATTAAGACTATTCCATTTTTCTATTACTGGTTGCACTTTAGTGCTACTAACTATATCTTTAGATATAGTATTATTATCTATATCTATTTCTTTATCTTCTTCTATATCTATTTCTTTATCTTCTTCTATATCTGAAACAACGACGTCAGACGAGGGTGTCGTTTTATTGTCAGACGACTTTTCTCCTAATGCTAATAATTTTTGCTTTTCGCGCCTTTCTTTTTGGTAAATTCTATCCCTTTCCTTCTTCTTTTCATAAGCATCTAAAGTTTGGTGCTTGTCCCAATTAGGGATTGTAATAACATCATTTATTATTTCTATCATTTCGTACTTTTCAAATGTTGTTAATGCTAATCTTACTGTATTTACATCCCTTCTAAAGATAGTTGCTAACATTTCATCTGTGTATGGAATCCTATTGTTCATTAGGAAAACACCACTATTATTGTTTTTACCAGCTAAGCAAAGTAACTTAAACCAAATAACAATTATGCTATCAGCACTAGGTAGATTTTCTATTAAAAGCATCTTTTCGTCGTCGAATATATCTGTAACTATCTTTATCCACTTAACCTCTGCCAAATTATCACCGCCTTACATAATTTCTTAGAATTGTATATTAATTTGCCCATACGACATAAGTTATACCGCCATAAACTATAAGTGCCATACAAGTCATTGCTATTTGTAACAATACTCTAAGTAGTATTAGCATTATATTTCTTCCTCCTTTAAGTTTCATATAAACCCTCCTACAAGTCTTCTATACTTAAAATCTGTGTAACCTTACTGTTCTTTCTGCAATAATCACACTCTCCACAACCGATTGGTTCAACCTCACTATTCTTAACTTGCTTAATACGTTCCATATTGAACTCAATTTCCGATAGCTTTGGCTGGGTGTAGTATTCATCTACCCTTACTATTGCCTTTAGCGGATTATCGTTTTTCTCTACTGCTACAATGTAAGGTATTAAGTCTTTACCAAACTGCTGCTTAATTAACTCTCTGTATATCGCCATCTGTTCTATATATCCATAATGTTCTATGAAAGTTAATCCACCATATTTTTTGTGAATGCCTTGGGTTGTTTTTAGATCACTAAAGAATCCTTTTTCTAGGTTAAGAACATCAACTTTGGCTTTCCATTTCACTCCAAAAAGTTCACCAGTTGCAATAACTTCCTTCTCACCTTCAAGAAACTTCATGCAAGCTTTATCATTCTGTAATGCAGCTATCATTTTGTCCCCAATTTGAAAAGCTGATTTTAATTGTCCTTTAGTGGCCCCTCTAGTAGAATACATTTCCGGATGTTGCTTTTTAAAATCTTCTATAGTCCCATCATTAAAACTATGGACATAACTTCCTAGTAAGAATGCATCATTATCGACAGAGGGCTCATATTTGCCCTCTAACCTTGCCATAAATTGCTTTTCACATTTTAGAAACTGTTTATATCTACTAACACTTAAGTATTCTCTATCGGCTTCTATGCTATAATAATTACTATCGCTTAGAATCATTTATTGCACCTCTGTTTCATTGGAGTTGAAATTATTCTTTCCGTACTCCATCCTCTATTAAGCCTATGATATAAAGCTGAATGAGTTAATCCGTATCTCTTTACAACTTCGTTTGCTGATATATATTTACCACCAATAAAAAGTTTTATATTAGTGGTTCGATTAAGTGCTTGTTCTTTATAAGTTGACCATTTACAATTAGCTTTACAATAATCACCTTCGGAATCTATTCTGTCTAATGTAGTATCCTTTTCACCATATTTATTACAATGCTCTAAATATAAATCATACATATCATTCTTAAAGTTTATAAAGTTTAGCCATTCATCACAAACCTTTATACCTTTACCGCCATATCTAGGATAAGCTTTGACATTTGGATTGAGGCATCTATTTTTCATACCAAGCCATATATTGTGGAATCTACTTTTAGTCATGCCATGTACTTGTTTAAACTCTCCATTTAAATCTCTTATCCTATCTTTCATCTTTTACCTCCTCAAAGCTTACATCTTGAATAGTTCCGTCTGCTTCTAAATCTTTCTCAATTTGACTTTTGGTAACTTCTGTAGGCTTATCCTCGAAATTCACATCAGAAGTGGAGCTCCAAGCCTGTTGTTGTTCAATGGTATCGAAATTAAGTTGAATATGCTTACAAATTCTTCTTAGCACTGTTTTTCTGGCCATTTCACCGAAACTATCGCCCCAAGCTTTGCCCCTGGATTGTTTGCTAAATTTATCTCTAACAACTTCTATTTCTTTTTTAGTCATTATTTCTGTATTTATTGTTCCATCTTCATAAGTTACAACTGTATACGCCCCAATTATTGGCTTATCGCTTATACCTTGGTTATGAATTATTGTTTTTTCAGTTCCATTGGTAATGATCTCGAATTTTTCCCCTTCTTTAACTACCTGGGAATATATATTTTTAACTGGTCTTACTGAATAGTTATAAACTAACTTTTCCTCGCCCTTGTAATCGGTCATAAACTCTGGCTTACCACCATAGGTAATTACATAGCATTCCTTGTTACTGAAATCTAATCCAAGGTAAGCACCTTTTATAATGCATCTAGCAAGGTTAAACTCTTGCCCTCTCATCTTGCTTAAATCTAAGCTGCTTAATACTGTCATTGCATTTTGCTTAAATCTTAATGTATTAAAACCTTTTGGTAAGGCTTGTGCTTCTTTTTCCAACATTGAAGAAAGTTGAGTATTAGTGTTCTTTAATACTAGAGTTTGCATATCATTAGCCATTATTTCTTTCCTCCCTATCTATTCTTTCTTTAGCTACATTTACCCTAATTGCTATTTGAGTAAGTTCTTTGTCTGTCATTTTGTCACCATAACAAGCTAGTACAGTTTTTATATTCTGTAATTTGCAATTTTCGTACATTCTTACCCCTCCTCGGCTTCATTTTTTAGATGTTCTATACATTCCTCGCAGATTATTTGACCTGATATATTCCAGTAAGCATCACCCACGTAAACTCCTCCCCCACAACTTGAACAAGTATATATTTTCTTAGCTTGTGGGTTTTCGTGTCTGTATTCATACCAACAATCTGGAACATTACTCATTTTCCTCACCTTCTAACATTCCTTTAAGCATTTCCAAAGTGCCATTTACCATATCGTTATAATCATCTTCCCAAAACTCATTAAGGTAAATATTGCCTGTCCAGTGAGGGATAATTTCTTTACAATCAGAATCAATTATATTGACATAGTAATTATTTATTGAAAGCCTTAACCCCTTGCCTTTTTGATTAAGCAAAAACACTAATTTGAATATTTCAATCAATCTTTCGTCCATATATAAATCACTCCTCTTGATATTCATTCATTTTATTTGATATAATTAATATTGATATATTTTCTTTGGCTATTTGCTTTTGGTGGTGCTTAAGCATTAGCCTTATTTTTTTCTAAGATCACATTTAGTGGTATGCCATTGAAATACTTTGCAACTGCAATGTCTATTTGAGATTTAATATCTTTGTATCTTAGTGGCTTTGGTGCTGGTGCTTTGTAAGTATATAACAATCCGTTTTTCTTCAAATACCTCATTCTAGCTTCTATGCTTGTTGGTGTTCTTTCTAGTGCGAATGCCATTTCTTCAAGTGGTATTTTGTCATACCATTTAACCAAGTAATCATGGTCATCTTGTGAATAAGGTGTACCAGTTTTACCGAAATACTCTGGATTATAAGCATATCTGCCTTGGCTATCTCTTGCTAATTCCTCTGTCATTTATTTCACCCCCTTAAATATTTATTGTATATAGAAAACTTATTAAGCTTCCTACTGTAAAGAAGCCACTTCTAAGCTTGTCTACCTTGTTTTTGCTATATCCCCATGAGAAAAATCCCATTAAGAATACTGCTACTAAAAACACGCTTGAAAAAACTTTTAATAATATACTTGCATTACTTGTTAACATTTTTTATACCTCTTTCCAATTCTTTAATATTCATTTACATTTATCTCCTTATGTCAAATACTCGCTTAGAGTGCTTGTCCATAAACCTGTAGTAATCAGCACCCTTGCTGACAAATAAATAATTGTTATAGTCAATTCCTAAATTCTCTAAAAATACTTTGTGTTTAAATGCTAAATCTCTCATATCAATTACTCCTTAAATAGATTTAATATGAAGTCCCTTCCTTTGCCACTCCATTTCCTATCGTAGATAATATGACCATTATCTAAAATATCTTGTTTGATACTTACATAGCCACAATCTGCATATTTAGAATAAAGTAACCAGGTCTTATTTTGCTTGTATTGGACTTTCTTTTCTGCAAGTAGTTGATTAAGTTTATTGGCACTCTTTAACCCTAGTTCTTTTGCAATCTCGCTTGTGGTATATAGCTTGTTTTGGTGAATTAGCTTGTCCCTTTGCTTTTCAGCTTCTAATCTAGCTTGTCTTTCTTCCTTAATTTTGGTTGCTGCTGCTATTAGCAAGTCTGGATTATTAATAAGTTCATCTGTTGCATACATTCCATGTTTTCTTATACTTGGAAGTACATCACTTGTTACCCACTTCTTAAATTTCTTTGCAGTTGGTAGCTTAGATCCAAACGCTAAGCTATATAGCCCACTTTCATTAATTAAATATGCTCCATAATTTGAAGTTTTCAAGGTTGGTATTTCACCTACCTTAGATAAATACTTTTCATCATCTTCAACATGATTCCTTATTGCGTCAGCAGTATCTTTATATCCCAATATTTCTGCTACATCTTTACCTACAAACCAAGGCTCTCCATCTTTAGTAATCACTCTTACTTGTCCAAATTGTTCATTTTTAAAAATCTGAATATCGTTCATTGAATCCCTCCTTAAATTTATTAACTGCTACAATACATCCCTCTTAGTCCTTAGTGGGTATGATTTTTACTAAGGCTTGTCCTATATTACTCTGTGTTCTTTGGTTACTTTTTCTAACCAAACTAGCAATTCTGTTTTATAAATAAGTGTTTTAGTTCCAATTTTGAAATATGGGAAATCAGTATTATTCTTAGCAACTAATTCTCTTATTTTTTGTTCCCCTATTCCAGATAATTCTGCTGCTTCATCAATGGTTAATGTTACTTTCTTCTTAGACATTTCTTTTATTGCTTGTTCTAAAATTGTTTTTAAATCATCTTTTGATATGTCTTTAGTTAGTTCTTTGAGGATTTCTTCCATTTTGCAACCCCTTTCTTAAATATGTTTCTTCATGAACCTTGTAAGTTTTTAGTAGTTCTTCTAAATCACACTTATAAATTTCACTCATTTGTGTTAAAATGTGAAAAGAAGGTAACCTAAAACTACTTTCATATTTATATATAGTTTGTGGATTTCTTCTAAGGATTTTAGCGACTTCGTGTACGCTCAATCCAGCTTGTTTTCTAAGTTCTTTGAATGTCATTTGGCTTGTCCTCCTTTCTATGCTTCTATTATTTCACATATTGTGAAAATGGTAAACCTTCAAAATAAGCGATATTAAACCAAATATTTTAACATATTGTGAAATTATGTAAATAGGACTATGTTCCTTTTTTTATCTTTAATTATCTCTATTTTACTAGTAATATTGGTAAAAAAATCTCACAAAAGAATGTGTGTTCTCTTTTTATTTTCACTTTTTGTGATAAAATTAATAGGTAAGTTAAAATTGTGAAAATACGGGGTATAAAAATGGAATTTAAAGAAAGATTAAAAGAATTAAGAACTAGCAGAAATATGACCATTACAGAATTAAGCAAGAAAAGCGGATTAAGCATAGGAATGATAGGGAGCTTGGAAACTGGAAAAAGAAATGCAAGTAAAAAGACTATTAAGATACTTGCAGATGTATTTAAGGTAAGTGAGGAATGGTTAGAAACAGGAGAAGATAACAACAGTATAATAAAAGATTTTATTAACAGATTAGTTGAAGAAAAAATTATAACTGATCCTTACAGTATTCCAGAAGATGTCCAAAAAATGATTTTAAAAACTGTCGAAGCTGAAATTGCTCTTTTGATGAAAAAGAAAGAAAAATAAGAAGGTGATAATTTGGCTGTAAAGACCAATTGTACTATTAATGGGAAAAAGTATTATAGAGTTACCGCCAGTATTGGAAAAGATAGCAATGGAAAACTAATAAGAAAAAACTTCTACGGTAAGAATAAGAGTGATGCAGAACAAAAAAGAGATGAATACCTTAATAACTTAGAAAAAGGATTAACTAAGAATTATAATAAATTAGAATTGGGCAAAATAATGCATATTTGGTTGTGGGAAGTAATGAAAATTAAACTTAAGCCCACAACCTTTGAAAGATATGAAGGGATTTACAGAAAATATATTAAGGAAAAAGAAATATATAGCTGGACTTTAAATGATATAAAACCTTTGGATATGCAAAGATATTATAATTCTTTAATTGGAATAGCAAACTCTCACGAGCAATTTAAAATAATTAACAGAGTGTTTAAAGCATTTTTTAATTACTGTGTTAATAATGGATTTATATTAAATAATCCTGTTGCTGGATCTAAAATTGTTATTCCATTAAAAAAGGAAGAAACAGAAATTTCTATATATGAAGATAACGAAATCAAACTAATCGCAGCTACTACAGAACAGAAAATGATAAGATGGATTGCTTTAGCTTCACTTTGTACTGGAATGAGAAGGGGTGAAGTATTAGGACTAACTTGGGATAATATTCATTATAAAACTAATGAAATAGATATAAATAAAACTTTGAAAACCATTTGCATATATGAAGATGAAGATAATAAAAAATGGTTACCACAATTTCAAGTGCCAAAAACCAAAGGCTCTATAAGAAAAATCCCATTAACTCAATCATTTTTAAAAATTCTAGATGAAGTTAAAGCATTTCAAAAAAGTCAAAAGGACAAATTAAAAGATAAATACGAAGATAATAATTTAATCTTTTGCAAAGATGATGGGAAAATGATAGATGATAAAAAAATTCAAAGACAATGGGCAGCATTCTGTAAAAGAAATAATATACCTTATAAAAACTTCCATGCTTTAAGACATACATATGCAACTATCCAGTTTGAAAATAATGTACCTTTAAAAACTGTATCTGCTTTACTAGGTCATAGTGATATTAGAATAACCGCCAATACCTACACACACGTATTAAAAAAACATAAAGAAGTTGCAGTTGATGTGTTAAGTTTATACTAATGTGTTAAAGATGTGTTAAATTATATATTTTAACATAAAAATAACTATGCAAACCCTTGATATTACTTGGTTTGTTCAAATATATACTGCCTCCTCCCACTGGCGGCACCAAACAATTTTAACAACAATTTGTGAAATTTTATAAGAAGCTAAGACTACTAAATGCAGTAGTCTTTTTCTTTTTCTTTCACATTTTGTATATATGTATTGTTTTATTGTTTTAAAACTTGTGTGTTAAAAATGTGATAATTATTAATACATTTAAAATGGTTTAAAATAATTTCTAATTCATCTACTTTATAGCACTTTAATATATTCTTAATTTTTTCTTCTTCGCTCATCTTCATCACCCTTTGCATTTGTTACTTATATTATAGAACATATGTTCTTGTTTTTCTATAGAATTTTGTAATTAATTACACTTTTATTTTAACACGTAAAAATATTCCTGACAGGAATATTCCGACACCTTCCAACATTTACTTGTATTTTCTATAGTTTAGATATAGTATAATAAAACTTATGCACAAAACGACAAAATTATATGTATATAGGTGTAGTAATTGATAAAAAAACTAAGAAAAAAGAAGAAAATTTCTCAAAGAGAGTTGAGCGAAAAGCTTGGAATAACTCAAAGCTATCTGTCTAAACTAGAAAGTAGAAATAATAAGTACCATAAAAATGTTACTGTTGGACTTATAATTAAGATGTCTGATGTTTTAGAGGTGGATTCAGTTGCATTATTTAAGTATTTTTCTAAATCCATTCTGTACTAAAAACAGTCGCAATTGCACTTTTATTACTGTTTTACTTTCATTTAGGCGTAATATCTTCCTGTTATAATAAACTTATGACAGGAGGGATATTATGGCATTTGGAGATATATTAAAAGCCCTTAGGGAAGATAGCGATCTAACTCAAGATGAACTTGCCTGTGCTATTAAAGTAACAAGGCAGCAGATTTCTAATTATGAAAATAAAAGATATGAACCAAGTATAGAAACTATGGTTAATATCGCTGACCAGTTCAATGTCAGCCTTGATTTTTTATGTGGTAGAACCAAAGCCAAACATAATATAGCTTTGAATCATAATAAAGAAAAACTATTAGATGATATAAAAAAAGCAATAGATGATTATATATAAAAAGCTAGGGTAATCCCTAGCTTACTTTATTATTTTACTTCAAATTCTATATATTTATCATTGCTCTTGTAAGGCATTATTTGAATGTACTTGCCCTTTCCAGCATCTTCACCAGTAATAGTTATTTTTGCACTTCCGTTATTATCGGTTACTTTTCCAGAAATATTAGTGTATTCTTTCCCTTCTTCATCAATTAATGTGAATGCTAAAAAGTTATTATTAGCATAGCTTATTTGTTCTGTAGGATTATCAGTTTCTATTATGATAGAATCACTATCTTTAGCAACGCTCTTTACATTTATACTAGCATTTGTCCCATCTACATTTTGATTGCTTTTACTTACATAAACAACACCAGTATCTGATAATGTTGGTTCATATGGTTTACTTCCTCCACAACCAACTAACCCTAATAATAAAAGTCCACTCAAAATTATACTTATTTTTTTCTTCATAAAATCACTCCCTTTAATTAATATATTAATAAGTATGTAAATCCTTGTCAAATATGTAAAAGGGGACTATGCCCCTAAATTAAATATGAATTAACTTTCTCTAAATCTTTTAGAGTTATATCTTTAGCTTTTAACATTGTGTATATAGCGTGTGCATCATTTTTAAATTTTCTTGGATAATATTGATTAACATTTTCCTCTAAGTATTTTTTTATCGCTAATATTCTATTTCTGTGTAATTTTCTATTCTTCATGTTCTGACTAAAGCGATATCTTACCTCACTGTATCTCATTTCCACTTCTAATGATCTAACTTTATTTCTGTTAGTATAATTTATCACTTCATTTGCATCTCTATATTTTGCTACCGGGAAAATTTCCTCTGCTTTTTTGTTAATTAAATTTGCTAGTAAATTCATACTGATCTTTCCTCTCTATATGTTTTGTGTACCACTTTTGGCTTTTGTTTTGTGTATTATTTTAATCCTAAGTGATATGTATAGTGATATAGAGGTTGATATATATAGTGATATACCCCTATATCATTTTGAATAGAGCAAAGTATCTAAAATACTAGATTTTAAAGCTACAACTAAAGAAGCGAAGCGGAATATAAGATATAGTAATTAAACTAATAGTAATCGGTCGAGGTTGGAAAACTCTAAATCGGTATAAATCACTCGGAAGTTGTACGAGTTGTACCTAATTCCAGGAGTTGGCCTAGCTATTACAACAGAAGGAAAAACACCTTGTACACTTGCTTCTTGGCTCTTGTAAAGTTCCTCATAGACCTTCATCTTAGAGTTACTTGTATAATGACTATAATCTATCTCTAGTAAGACTAAATAAACATCCTTACCTTTTCTAAGCTGGATATAAGCATCTGGTATAATCTTCCCTTGTAGGTATTTAGGAGTTAATTCCAATTTTCTAACATTAAATCCAAGTTTCTTCATATTCTTTATAAAATCCATAACATATAAATCGTGGTGAGATTTCTTCTTGCATATATAGTAGGCCTTTTCTTTAGTGATAGTCCGTGTATAACTTTTTAAAAGTCCTTGCCTTTCTAATTGCAATAATCTTCTAGTACAACTGACATTTAGATTATTAAAAAATAAAGTTGATGCTTGTTGGATAGTTAATGCTCCGTATTTTTCTATAAAACTTAATACCTTTTTATCTCTATCAGTTAGCATATATCCTCACCTTCTTCATCCTCAATTATTCCTTTTCTAGCCTTAAAGCTTCCCTCTGGTAAAGCTTTATAATCCACTTCCACAATCAAGGGAGTTTCTATAATTCTAATAACCTCATCACTGTCCTCTTTTTCTATAATAATGTTGTCCTCTTTTTCTTCATTAGTTGGTATTCTTATTTCTGGAACATATTTATTTAGAGTTATAAAATCTTCGTCTATATAAGGTGTTTTAACTAACTCCAATCCATTATTACTATCTACTAAACATTCTCTATCTTTTAACTTAATAGCGCCTGTAGTATTAATTATATTTTGACTATCTATAACTGACTTTTGCTTAAAGGTAATCCTAGTCATTTGTGATTTTACATCTGGTGGAAGGTTTGAAGCTGTACTTCTTTGCAATAAGCCCATAAGGTGAATCCCACAACTACGCCCTGCTTTTACTATCTTAAGAACATATTCCCATACATCCGGTATCTCCATGAAAAAACTTAATTCTTCTAATACATAAACTGTTCTTTTCATTCTTTTGTTTGGAAAGTGTTTATTCCATTGGGTTATATTCCTTATACCATACTTTGTAAATAGATCACTTCTTTCATCTAACTTTTTGCATACCTTTTTTAAGCTAACAAATACCTCTGCCATATTGTAAGCTACGAATTTAATTGGCTGGCATTCTGCAAATGCTCCTATCTCACCCTTGCATATTTGACTAAGATAAATTTCTACATCCTTAGGATAGTTATATATTAAGTTGGTTAATATGCTTGCTAGTAAAAAGCTTTTACCTGTTCCTGTAGTCCCTCCTATAAGAATATGAGGATCTTTATTTAAATCTAAGAAATAATTATCTCCTTTAAAATCTTTTCCTATCCATAACTTGCTAGTTGGGCATTTAACAGGTTTAAACATGAACTTATCTATATCTCTATCTACTATTCTTAATATTGTATTATCTTTAAATCTATCTTTTTCTATGTTTACTATTCCATTTAGATTATCTTCTAAAATATTAATCTTATTTTCTATATGAGAAACACTTAAACCATAAGGTATATTTAAGGTGACCTTATAGCCATATCTAGTTGTTTCTAAGTCTCTTATAGTAAATGTATTACCTTGTTTATTAACAACCCCTACACCTTCCATAACCGAATCAAATCTACTTATAAACTTTGATTTACTAGAGAAGTAATGATTATATATACCTATCGCTGTACCTAGCACTGCTAACTCTACAAACATTACTTCACCTTCTTTTTATTTGTTACAGTGAAATACCCATAAGCAAATATGCCAAGATACATAATTGCCCCTTCCAGTGCACCGAAATTAAATGCCCCACCTAAGGTTTTGCAAGAATTATATATAAAATTAATAACCGCTATATCTAAATCAAACACTTTACTCCTCCTGTATTATATTAATATTGAATAAATACTCTATCTTATATAAACCATCTTGTGCTGATTTAATATCTTTCGATAGTTCCTTATCTTTTAAGTTTTTATCTTCAGAAAGTTTCTTTAATATTTGAATATATTGCATATAACATGGATCCATATACTATCCCTCCTAAAAATCAAAATCTATTGATTTATTTTCTTTTTTAGTATTTTTATTTTCTAGTTGCTGCTTAAGAATTTCCTTTATATAAATGGAAGGTGATAATTGATTTTTTAAAAAATCATACAAATCCTTCTCATTGTCCTTGAATGAAATATTAATTTTAGGCATTAAAAGACCTCCCTTGCAATATTTCCATAAGCATTAGCATTGGCCATAAAACTTGATTTTACTAAGTATACTTGAGGTATTCTAGTTTTTAAATGTCGGTATAACAATTCTGAACCACCACCAATTAAAACAACATTATTGGTCTTGATAGAGTAATCTACTTGCACCCTATCAACCAGGCCTTCAACGAAATTCTTAAATATATCCATATTAATATTTTGCTTTTCACCATAAATATAAAGTCCATTTTTTATAATTCTTTGTGCATCAATCTGTTTTAAATCTAATCCGTAAGAACTGTTTAAGTTATTGACAAAATCCGTTTCTAGGTTCATTACACCTATTGGTAGTGAAGTTGGATTTAATAATCTTCTCTTATTTCCTTCTTTGATAATTAAACATATATCTGTAGTCCTTCCTCCTATATCTATTACAATCCCTTCATAGTTGCTAGGGACTACAACAACCCCCTCTGGTACTACTTCCACATCATCAACTAGACCACTTTGCATTATTCTATTAATTAGGTACTCTTTATCTTCTTTAAACTGGCTTATAGGTAATCCAGTAACTATTTTATTGTGATTATCTTTTGTACTTAGTTCTAATGCTCCTTGAAGTAAATACATTAAATTCTTTTTGTATGCTTTCCGATACTCTGTGTCAAATTCCCCTTCTCCTAAGTAAATCACCTTTCCTTCTGTTTTAATAGATAAATTGTTTTCAATTCCTTTCTTGTAGGTAACTTTTGATAGAAAACTAATCCCTTGGCTTGTTTTTGTAGCATAATTACCCAAATCTACACCTAACTTTGCCATCTTTTTACTCCTTTTAATTGCTATTTATATATTTATATGTATATGGGTAGAAATTAGTACCAATTTATTTCAAAAAAATAAGAGGGTTTATTTTTCCCTCTTGCTATCTTCTTTCATTTTTTCATATAAAAGCTGCTTTATATATCCACTAGCACCTATGTACTTTGATTTTTCTTTTAAAAATTCTATTAACTTTTTATCATCCTCATTATTATCTCTAAAGCTAACGTTTATTTTCATTTTTCAATATCCCTTCATTTTTACTTTCATTTTACCACTATTTGGAATATAAATAAAGCTTTAAAATAAAAAAGCCAGCAAGCAAGGAATTCTCCCCACCTACTGGCTTTGATAAAATAGATAATTAAATTTTCAAATCCATTATACTACTTAGTTAGTATATAAGTCCAGCAAGCTGGCCCTAATCTGGAATCATTTTTATAACCCAACTTAGAATTTAAGTTTATTACTGCTTGATAAAAACTTCCATTTCCCTTAGCTGGACCATATGAACCATCTATAGGTCCATTATATAATCCTAATGCCTTCATAGCACTTTGAGCTAAAAATACATATGTACCCTTTGCTCCATAGTTTAATACATTATCTTTACACTTTTCTAACAACTTTGATTCCTCCTCAATTTGTGGTTTTTCTTCTTTATGATTAGATTCTTCTCCAACTAAACCGTAATGTGATGCTATTCCATCTATAATAGCGTCTGCTATCGCTTGCTTATTATTGTTAAATATAGCTAAGTCATTCTTATTGCTTATAAAGCCTAACTCAACTAAGCAAGCTGCCATATTTGAGTATCTTAATACGTAGAATCTACAGTTACTAGCACATACTTTTACTCCTCTATTAACTGGGAATACCTTTACTAAATTTTCATGAATTTTATTTGCTACTTCTGGCGATTTAGTAGATCCATAGTCTATCCATGTTTCTACTCCATTAGCAGAACTATTTTCAAAAGAATTCATGTGAATGCTAACGAATATGTCTGCTGGAATTTTATTAGCGTGTTTTACCCTGTCAGCTAGAGAAATGAATTCATCTGTTGTTCTTGTATATCTTAATTCTAGTAACGGATACCTTGCAGCAGACTTATCTATATATGGCTTTAAAGATAAAACTTGTTCTGCTTCTTTTGCTCCATAGCTACACGCTCCTGGATCTGTTCCTCCATGACCAAAGTCAAAATCAGCAATTACTTTTTCCATTTATATATCCTCCTTTTTCACCCCGACATTAATGTCGGTACCAAAATTAAAAGAGCAGTCTATTTGACTACTCTTGCTTAGATAATTGTTTAGCAGTTTGGTTAAGACCTACAGCTACTCCCCAGCATAATATACCTTGTAAAAATGCTGTAGCAGAT